GCAACAAAAAAACAGCCGTCCGAGCCTGATGACACTATTGTACTTGACCCAACCAAAAAGAGTATAATGAAGGCATTTGGTATGAACAAGAAAGAGGCAATAGAGGTGATTAAGGGCGAACAGAAAGAGAGAGGTGAGTTATGACTTTAACAGGTAGAATTTCAACTGATGTGAAGTTTATTGACAAACAAAGGTCTATTATTGACAAGGAACATTCTGACGAAAAACGTGGTTTTTTTAAGTTTAAGAGTAAGAAGTATTTTGACAAGCAAGGTACTGAAGGGCGGATGCCTGATTTTGTTTTAAAATGGCAGGAAAACGACCCAGAGGAGATTTCTAAATGGGAAGCCCAATTCGGGGCTGAATGTGTAACTGCTAATGATTCAGTGTATCCAGAACCCTTGAGGACTAACGGTGAAGGACACTATCAGGTCGGCGATGTGGTTTTGATGAAAATACCGATTGATAATTGGTTAGCTCATAGAGAGCGGGCAGTTACTCGTTCAAAGCGGGCGGTGAAATCAAAACTGCGTGATTTCCAGAAGAAAGCCAAGAGTGCTGATGGTGAAGATGCTTCTATGAAAATCACAGGTACTGTCGGGGGAGAGCCTATCTAATCTATTGCCGTAAAATAATGGAGGAATTTTATGGCGACTTATAAAGGATTTAAGTTAGCATCGGGTCCTGAGAATATTATTTCTCTACCAGAGGCAGATAGCCAGACATTTTATAAGTGGGCACCTGTTGGATTATCTAGTGGACAGATTGTTGCATTGAGCGATGCGGCAGAAGCTGATATTTTTGCTATTGCGTTAAGGGATTCCAACAACGATACAAATAATGATGATTGTGATGTTATGGTTGTTACGCCTGAACAGAGGTGGAGGGCAAATTTGAAAGCTGGTGCGACAGCAGATACTCCTGCTGATATTGATTGTGGTGCTGGTTACAAACTTGATTTAACTTCAGGTGATTGGACAGTTGACGGGGATACTGCCGCAACTGAAGGCAAGGGTTTTGTAATCGAAAGTTATGATTCTACCCAGGCTGATGTTGACGGTGGCGAAGTGTTTGGAAGATTTGGACGCTTGGCATGCCTCGGGGTAGAGGGATAAGGAGGATACGATGGCTGTTACATTAAACTTTGACCCGACTGACAATAAGGATTTGTTACGTGGGGGATTGCGGAAAATTTTTAACGCCAAACTTAATAACACGTTATTTCAAGCTCCGAACATGTTTAAAATGAAAACTACGGATGAGTATATAACCCGTGACTTCAGGATGACAGGTTTTAGTGGGCACACTGAATTGACTGATGGACAGGTTATTCCGACCCAAGAACCTACCCCTGATAAAAAGCTGGACTACACACAGAGTAGATATGGAACTGGATTTAAAATCACAAGCGGAATGAAGAAATTCAATAAGATTGACCTTGTGGCAAAACTCACAAAGAGTTTGGCTAGGGCTATGAAGGAAGCCAAAGACGTTGATGTTGCAGATATTTACAACTCTGCGACTGGGACAGATATTACCGGTTTTGACGGTCTGGCTTTGGCTAGCAATAGCCACACTATTCTCAACGGTGCTGACACTTATGATAACTATGGTAATGTGGCGTTGAGCTATACCGGACTACAGGATGCGACTATTTATTTTGATGAACTTGTTGATGACTCTGGGGATACAAGACCCTGGACTCCTGATACCGTTGCAGTGAATACTAGGTATCGGTTTAAACTTCGGAAATATCTTGGAACTGATGGTGAACCTGATACGGCGGACAATAATACAAACGCCTTGACTGATGAGTACAAGTTAAAACCCTTTGTTTATCATAGACTGACTAGTTCTACTTCTTGGTTTATGTTGGCAAAGAATGACGAGGACTTTGACGTTCAGGTATTGACCGCCCAAGAACCTGATATACTTGTACAGGACACTACTGACGGTTCAAGGAGCATTTTGGTTACTAGTGAACAGTGGTACGCAAAGGGGTTCGGAGAGCCTAGAGGCGTGTATATTGGCGACCTGTAAAGCAGTGATATTAAACAGGTTAGAATAATGGAAGAATCGGTGGGCAGGTTATTTTCTCGGGAGTATAATCTGCCCGCCATTAACCCTGCCGTATGGATGTCCGAGGCGTCTGATGGGAGACCGATACGGAATTGGGGACTACGTTTGGGGACATGGTGTTTCAGTTCGGTGGAGCACCGCTGGGTGACGGGATGCTCCCGTTGTTAGGAAGCAAAGCGTCTGTATTTTTTGTTGACCCTGCCAATGGAAGTGATAGTCAGGACGGTACAAAGCCTGATTTGGCACTTGATACAGTTACGGCGGCTTATAATAAGACTACTGATAAGTATGGTGATGTTGTTTACTTGATGAACGATGGGAATACTACTGGCTCAGCACGGGAAACCGCCAGTATCACTTGGGCAAACGATAACACTCATTTAGTTGGTTTATGTGCTCCTGTTGGGATTTCGCAGAGAGCCAGAATCACACCGCCTTCTGGAAATACTGATTTGGATGCGTTTACTCCGATGATGACTGTTTCTGGACACGGGAATATCTTTAAGAATTTCCATATAGGTGCATGGGGTTCTGAAGACAGTAAAGCGGCTCGTGGCGTTGATGTTACTGGGAATAGAAATTATTTTGATAACGTGCATATTGTTGGTATTACCCATGCCAATGTTGGAGATGAAGCGGCGGCTTGTGATTTGAAGATAACTGGCGAGGAAAACTTTTTTGATAAGTGTACAATCGGTGTTGACACGGTGGCTAGGTCAACTACCAACGCATCTGTTGATTTTCAGAGCCAGGCTACAAGGAATGTATTTAGAGGATGTGTCTTTCCTATGTTAGCTGATAACGCTGGAGCGTTGTTTATTAAGGCTGATTCAGTAAGCGACTTGGATAGGTTTGTTCTTTTCAAAGATTGTATGTTTATTAATGCTGTTGAATCAACTGGCACGACCTTGACTTCTGCTGTAAGCGTAAATGATTCTGCTGGCGGAATGGTTATTCTACAGGGTTGTATAATAGTTGGGGCGACTGATGTTGCGGCGGCTGATAATGGGAACGTGTTTACTACACCAATACCTGCGGCGGCTACTGGAGCATTAGCTACAACTGTAACACAGTAAAGGAGATTAGGGGCGGTTTAAGAGCCGCCCCATTTACTCTAATGGTTTATATTAAAAACTCTGATACAAAGTTTGGTAAGACGTTATCTGAAGTCGAAGAGAACTTACGAAAGAACGGGATGAGTTCTATGACAGACGCACAGCTTGAGAAATGTAAAAGAATAGAAAGGATTGCCCGTGAAAAATATGGGCTTAAAGAACATATATTGAGTTATGAGTTATTAGAAGATAAGTATCAGGTAAAATAAGGGAGGGCAATATGGCGAATACAGCAAATACCGCTAAAAACGGGAATTTCGTCCAGGTTACTTATACTGATAGTGGGGCTGATTGGGATTATAGCACTAATGGTGGGTTTAAAGATGGAATGTGGGTCAAATCTATTACATTTCATCCTTCTGCCCAGGATGACCATTTAATTATCAATGAGGGTGGTCTTAACGGTGCTTCTATTATGGATGTGAAGTGTACAAGTGCTACGCCGCAGGATAAGGTAAAATATTTTCAGGGTGAGTTTGGTACATACATGAAACCGTATATTGATTTAAGCGACTGTACTTTTGGTACGATAGCAAATGTTAAGATAATTTTTGAGTTAGCATAGCCCCATAAGGAATAAAAATGGGAAGCACTAAAGCGTTATTTATAGGTTCGTTGCTTTTGGTCGCTGGGTTTGTATTTACTACATTTTATGCTCAAGCACCTTATAACGCATTCGCCACGGCGATTGTCGGGCTTTTTGCGGCTTTTATAACAAAACGTCTAGTCCAAAAACACAAGAGGTTTAACGGAGATGTTTAGAACGCATGCACCGAGAAAGATAAGCAATCTTGATGAAGACTGGACTGCCTGTGCCCTTGAAGGTAACAGGTATTATCCAAAGAGCATGATGGTTAAGTATAATGGTCTTTGGTATTGTAAGGATTGTTTCCGTTTCAGGTTTTCTAGGAAACTGAGAGAGAAAATTCCTATAGAATATGATGAGTTAGAGGAAATCGAATGAGGAAATTAAAACTTCAGGTTCATGGCGAAAGAGTTTATATTTTTCTGCGTCCCAAAGAGGATTCGACTGGGACAAAAAAATGCGAGGCTTGTAACGGCACAGGGGAAATAGGTATTAAGACATGTTCTAGGTGTGGCGGAAAAGGTGTTGTGCCGGCGGTCGTATTGTCTGAAAACGCCAATCAAAAGTTCCGTATCGGGAAAGTAATAGCTGTGGGTGAGAAAGTAAAAGAGCATGATGTATATCATGTAGGAGATACCGTAGGGATTAATGTTTATGCTGGCGTGTACCTTGAAGCCCCTGCTTATGGGTTAAGGGATGAGCGGCACAAGGTAGTGATGGAAGAAGAAATATTAGGACATGTAACAATAGAGGAGGATTAAATTGGGAGACCGCACTTTTAGTACGTTCCAGACAAATGTAAAGCTGGCTTTAGGAAACCGTGATGACTTGGATAGTTATGTAGATGATTGGGTAAATTCAGGTTATCGGACATTGACCTCAAAAAATTATTCTCCAATTCTAGGACGTAGATTTGTATTTCCGAATCTTGAAAACGAAGACAGTCAGGATACGGCTGTTGGCGTTGCTTATGTAAACAAGCCTTCTGATTGTTTATTTGTGCAGACCATAGATGATACTACGACAGATAAAAAACTCAGAAATATAAGCTGGATGGATTATATTAAAAAAACTGGGCGGGCTAGTTCAAGCATGAGGGCAAACCCGAGATGTTGGGTAACCAGAGGAAGCCGTATTTATTTATACCCTACGCCTGATGATGCTTATACATTGGCTATATATTATAGAAAACGCCCAGCGGCTTTATCAGGTAATGATGATACTACCGATATAGGTGCGGAATGGGATGATGTATTAGAAAATCTAGTTATTTATCAATCTTTAATGCGATTAGGCGAACCAGAGAAAGCAAAGGCGTATTATGAGCATTACATGGAGATGATTGGAGACCTGTTAGAGATTTATGAAAGAGAAGACTTGGATAGGGAAAGCGTAAGGAAACCGCATCCAGGTTATTATAATTATGAGGATTGGGGGTAAAAATGTCTGGTGTAATTACTAATGCTGGATTAGCTGAATTAGCGGCTTTAGGTATAGATTCTGGTTCACCGACA